CAAACGGATAGTCCGGGTGCTTCTGACGCATAAAGGTACTGTTTGACTGGTCGAACTCTTCTGAATCAGCAAACTCTGCCGCTTCCTCGTACCATACCGCAATAACCTTTCCGACCTCATTAGATTTCAGCTTCTGGAAATCGTCCTGGCCGTAGAAGTGGAACGTCGAACCCGTCCGTCTATGTACGATCTTATACGGGCTTTTAGTCCGCTTGAACTGATTAGCCATGCCAAACTTATCAAGCGCCCAGATTATCTTTTTATAGACGCTATCAAAGATAGTATTTCCAACTTTCCGGACAATGATGATCTCTACGCATCGCCCCTTGGTTATCGCTTTAATCATCATAAAAACAAGCAAGAGAGCAATGACCGATGACTTAAACGAGTTACGACCACCCTTTAAAATATTGTAAGGCTTTGCTGACCGCCATACTTTATAAAACTTAGGGTTGATCTCTTTACTTAGCTTTATAGTTGGTTTAGTCGTTCGGGATATCGTCGATGATGAGGATTGACTCATCAGCACCACCTCCCGCTTCGTCTAATGCCTGGGCCTTGCGTTTGTTTTCAAGTTCCAGAGCCTTGATACGCGCTTTTTGTTCTTTCTTATCAAGCGTATCTTTCGTGCCCTCGCTGTTTGCTATTTTGACAATTAGTTCCATGTGTCGCGCGCTTCCTTTTAAGGCTTTCTGTATCGCGACCATTATCAAAGCGGACTCGAAGTCGTCTTCAAAGCCCATTTCCTTTAACTTTTCAGCCATTTTAGGACTAGCAACGGGAGAAACAAGAAAGGCATCAAGCGTTTTTTTCATGTTGGCTTTTTTTCGTCTAGCCTTTCCGGAAGCGATGCCACCTTTTCTCTGTATTTCCCTCTGCTCTTTCTCTGTTCGCTTATTAAAAGGGATCAAGTTTTCCTCATTAGCCATCGCCTCACTTCCTTTGCTTTTTAAAAATAAAAAAAGCCGTATAAACGGCTCGCTGTCTATCTCAAAAAACCAGAAACACTAACTAATCTTGGTTTTTGATTGTATTTTTTGGCAATTTCCTTGCTTTTGCTGTTGACTAAATCAATGTAAGGTTTAACTAGCTTTTTAGCTTCGTCAAAATCAATTTCTCCAATCCGTAGCAAGGTTCTTGCTTGTTCTGCTTTTGTCTTTAAAATAATTGTTTGTTCGTTCATGTCGTATCTCCTTTTTCCTATGCTTAGAGCTTACGCCAACAAACCAAACAAGTCAAGGCTTATTCTTCATTTTCTTCATCATCTTCGAGGTTTTCAAGCGCTGCAAGATCACCGAATTCATGTTTGATAGTTTTAGGGTCGCCTTTAAAGAATACCAAGACGCTTTGATGTGATCTAATAACCTTACGGCCACTATTCATCTGTTTTCTGGCCCGCATAGCACCAGAGCCTAAAACGTTAATCAAAACAATGTCATTATAGAACATGACACCGGCACTTTCAAACGCTCGCTTAGTGACACCAGTCAAATCACGATAGAAGCCTTTCTTGTCCCTAACATCGCTTATAGTTACGATTGCAAAGCGATTGTTTTTTAATTTTTTAGCAAACTTTTTGAGGATATCAGAATAAATCTCGCAAAATTCATCATATCCCATGTTCGAGATGTCGTTCTCGTTATCGCTATAAACCTCAAGATCAAAATAAGGTGGACAAGCAAAGATCAGATCCGCGCTTTCATCTTGGATATACCGATCTACATTTTTAGAATCATCGCAGATCCAGTTTACCTTATCTAAATCAATACCGATTTCTCGCGCATTATCAAAGTTCGCGTCTATTTGTTCTTCACGCAAGTCTATCCCTGTATACTCGTGTCCTAAACGCTCGGCAACAATTCCTCGAACACTTCCACCAGCGAATGGATCAATAATTTTAGAGCCTTCGTGCGGTGTGAACCATGTATAACCGATCTCACACAATACCGGATCAAAGATACTTGTACCACCAAGGCTGGCAGTATTCATACTTTTTGCAAACGTCAAATTGCCTTCACGTCCGACCTCTGACTTAATACCTAAATCAAGCCATTCTCGTTTTCTGTTTTGCCAAACACCCTGGCGCGTGTCAAAGATACTCTGGGGCATAATGATAAAATCATCAACAAGCGAGCCAGAATAATCATTCTCTCTTACCTTTTGTTCAGTCGTTTTAAAATCATCTTCCGGTTCAAAGCCAAAATCAGACATGTCAATGTCTTCGATATCGTCCAACTCTAATTGGAGTATGTCAATATCAAAGTCTGAGTTCATTGTTAGCTTGTTATGTACAAGGATATATGCTCGCTTTTGTTCCTCGCTCATGTGCGATAGACGAATCACTTCCACCTCGTCAAAGCCTAATTCTTTCAAGGCCTTGTACCGTCCGTGGCCCTCAATGATAACATTGTCCTCGTCAATCGCTATTGGGTCGTTATTCCCAAACTCCTGGATTGATTTCTTGATCTGCTCAATTTGTTCGCGAGGGTGTAACTTCGCATTGTTCTCATATTCAGTTATTTCTGAAATACTAATTTTCTCTATTTTCACTTTTAACTCCAAGCACCAAAAAGAGCGCACCTTAACGATGCGCGCTTCTCGGGTTATATGGTCTACTTTGTCCTCATTGACAAAATAATTCAAGGGGCCTAGTAAGTAGCACCAAACTTACATCATCGGTCACTTTCATTTTTCGTTTTTTGCGGTGCTTTTTATAGCCGGGACGGGAATCGAACCCGCATTTACAGTTAATAGTCCGCCACTCTACCGTTGAGTTACCCAGCAACCTACTATAAGGAGACAACCAAATGGCGAAGTTCCTTCCTACTTCATTGGATAATACTATAATACCACTCAATACAGCGCTTTTACTCCCGATTTTCTTTCAATTATCTCCCAAGAATCTATACTCTAGCAATTCCCCTGCTTTATAAGCCTCTGCGAACTCTAATAAAGCCCGATCCAGCAATCTGTAGTATTCACTTTCCGAATATCCCAGACTTGGATAAATAGCCTTGTCTTGTCTAAATCTCACTCTACAATATCGTTCAATCAAAATCTGCGATAAGTTGAGATCAGACAGTCTATTAATAGCTGATGCCATAAGTTCCAGCTCTTGCTGGGCGCTTACCCGTCTTATAACCATTTGTTCAGTTTGACGGCTGGGGGAACTTGGTGCGCTCTTTGGCTCTAGCGAGTAAGTAGCTGTGACTTTTGGGCTATACTCCTCCCCTGCTATCCGTAACAGTACGCGGTAGTTTTTTAGGGTGTTATCTGCGTTCTCCTTTGTTTTGTTCTTTAGCACTTCTCCGAAAAGCATTCAATCCCACCCTTCCATTTTAGATATTAAGTTCAGCGCTTCTAATTTCCGTCTTAAACGGCGCTCTCGCTTGCGTTCTTCGTTTCGCTTGTAGTTATGATTATCTCTGTAGAATCGTTCGACCAGGTCCTCGCTAGACCGTCCTGGACCTACTTTGTCAAGTGACTCTTTCATACATTCGTAGAGCAGATCAGTTTCTACAAAACCTACAAACTTCGCGATAATTGCAGATGATGGCATTCTGTTCTCTTTCTTGTATTTTTCATAACGCGCTCCGTCTTGGTATGCATTGTGACTTTTCGCGGCTTTGAAAAAATCATAGATAGAGTCAAACTCAGCTATCGCCTTGTCAGCTTCCTGGAAAAATTCTTCTTTCAATTCCATCATCTTCCCCAGTCTTAATCGTGATTAGCTCAGCATTTTTCATAATATTGTCCATAATGAACTGACACAATTCTTCTGGTGTCAGATCACCCTCCAACTCCGTTCTCATCTGCTACCTCCTGTAATTGCCAAGCCATACGCGAATTATAATCATTGTTCAATTTGTTTATAATCACGTCCTGCATGGTGTTTTTTTCTTCGATCTTCTCTAGTTCGTCCTTTTGTGTTTGGATCGTCCGCTGTAGATCGCTGTTGCTCGTCTCAAGTATTCGGACTCGTGCGTTTAGATTGACGCATACAGCAATTAGGATAAAAAGGATAAACGCAAAATTCGCACGTATCAGCTTATCATTATTCGTCATTTTCCCGTCCCTTCTTCTTTCTACTCAATATGCCCACGATGATTGCACCGATAAAACCAATTGACCAGATAGCACCGATAATCAATTCTACGATGTCTGATAATGTTAAAGCAAAGATCATTTCTTTTCTCCCGTCAATCGCTTTATTTTATTTTTTATTTCAAGACTTTCTCCGTCCCCAAAACATACCAGCGTTGTTTCTTCTTCCCATTGATTTTTAGTATATGGGTATCTGTTTGGCCTCATTCTGTTACCTCCAACAATTCTGGATTCTCGTAGATGTTGCCGATAATTTCAAAGTGATAATAAGAGAGATATAGCGGTTGCCATTCAGTCTTTCTATTTTGCAATTCATCTACAAACTCGTAGATAAAACTTGCATAAGACCCATGCCATTTCACAATAGCTTTTCTGCCTTTAAAATCGACTATATCTTTTTCAAAGATTTCCTTGCCATTCTTATCTTTGAGGCCTGTTGATTGCATCAGGACAATTTCATCAAAGTCATAGTTGTCTATATCCCTTTCAACTGGCAACCCACTTTCAAAGTAGATTTTTTGTGTTATTATTTCTTTGTCTTCATAGTTAATACCAAGCAAGTCATCCGTTTCAACCATGCGTTTTCCTGTTTTTACCCACGCTCTAAATTTTGGAATCATCATTCCACCTCCTCGATATCAATTCCCGGACAATCAAACACCCAACCAAAGTCGTCATCTTCTAATTGTTTACGGGTGTGCTTGGTTCTGCACCCACAGATTTCGGCTTTTGATTCCAAAAAATATTTTTTGAATAATAAATCTTTATTAAGATAGCAACCATAATCATTAAAACCCTTCATCTTCACAAGATACCGCTTCTCTTTCGCGACCTCGTATCCATCAAGCCAAGCACAGGCAAAAGCTTCTTGATTGTCTTTGACCTTTAAAAACTCTTTTAGCTTTTTATAGTCTTTTTGGTTTGCATAATTGTAAAGATCGATTTCTTCAACTA